ATACAAGAGGCTTTCACTGAGGGTATGTCCCAATTGTGCGAGCTCCATGGTCGGACAGGTGTTGGAGCAACTGGAGAATACTTGCCAGCTGATATCGACCGCCAAGTTGGGCTCGGAGTTCTCGGCCTCGCAAACTTCCTCAGAAGGAACAACGTAACCTATAGTGATTGGGGTAATGCTTTGAAAAAAGTTAATGATAAAAAACCCTTAGCATCATCAATAGAGTATTTAGCTAAAATATTTAAAGAAGCTATAGATGCAGCTGCTGAAGTAGCAAGAAAAAATAATATGGTACGTGCTTTTGCAATAGCACCTACTGCCTCCTGTTCATATAGGAGTGAAGATCTGGATGGCTTTACTGCCACGCCGGAAATTGCACCCCCTGTAGCTCGGAAAGTTGATAGGGATTCTGGCACCTTTGGTGTACAGTCTTATGATTATGGCGATGTAGAAATTGCCAGTGAAGTCGGTTGGGATGCTTATAAGCGTGTCGCTGATGAAACAATTAGAATGTTCAATAACACGGGACTTCTTCACGGTTATTCCTTTAATTCATGGTCAGATGTTGTGACTTATGATAGGCAATTCGTTGAAGAGTGGTTACTTTCACCCCAAACCTCCCTTTACTACAGTCTGCAAGTTATGGGAGACGTACAGGATAAGACAGATGCGTATGCAGCATTGGATCAAGCTGAAGTCGATGATTACTTGCAGGATATACTCGGTGAACCCGAGCCGATAACCTGCGATTGTCAAGAATGATGAGAAAAACACCGTATCAAAAATTAATGGACCGTAAGCGGAAGTGGTCACCCGTAACACCCACCGCTGGATTATTTAAAAATGGATCAGAAGATGCTATTAGACGTGCATTGGCAATACGTCACATGGAGCTACCAGTGGGAGAATTCATTACTGAAGCACTTGAAAAAGAGGTTCCCGAACATGCTAGGGAACTTCTGCTCTCGAATGTTGAAGACGAGGTACGACACGATCTCGCACTGGGATATATTGTAGATGCACATGGAATTAAAGAAGACGCTAGTGAAGAATTGGAGGCTAAAAGAATAAGAGATGCCTGGATTGCACACCCTGACCACACTATTACAAAAGCTTTGGTCGCAGAACGGGCCATCTTCTTCGTTTTACTCCCTATGTTTAGGTTTAATGGGGATGCTCCTCTTCGCACTGTATCTGCCGATATCTCCAGGGACGAGCAGATCCATGTCGGAACGAATTCTCTTGTATGTACTGAGTTGGGCTTATCTCCTTCTCCTTCTTTGGATAAACTTAGGAAGGCCACGATTAACTGGATTCTACAACCCCTAGGTAGAAATACTACCGATAAATATTTGGACAAAAATTTTTGGCTGGATGCTAGTGATCGATTAATGTATGAGGGTAAAGCCCCAGAATTTTCTGAGACACAGAGAGCAAGAATGCCAGCCTTCTTTGAACATGCAAACACAAATCTACCCAAGTACGCTTAACATACATAGTGAGCGTCTCGAGAAACTAGTTGAAGATTTAGAGACTAAGTTTCCAAATGAACCAATCCATCCTAAAGAACAAATAGAAACTATTATGTACCGTGCTGGTCAAGCCAGTGTCGTTGCATATGTAAAACAAATACTAGAAGAATAACATGTGTGTATTTAGAAGTAGAACTCCTCCTCCTACACCTATGGCTACACCAGCACCAATCCAACCTAGAAACCCTGATTTAGCAAGGTCATCTAGACTACCTGAGAAAAAAGATTTGGTAGATGAGGATGAGGTATCAGGTGTAGCATATGGTAGCTCTAAGAAAGAAGGAGGAGCAGCTGCAGGTAAAAAGGTTGGTACTAAAGCCCTAAGAATACCTTTAAACACTGGACAAACTACTGCATCAGCAGGACAAGGAGGGTTAAATGTATAAGGCAAGAGAAAGATACTCAAAATTATCTAGTGGACGTACACAGTTCCTTGATACAGCTGTTGAGTGTTCTGAACTTACCTTACCTTATCTAGTACAGAAAGATTTAAGACAACGTGGAGGTAAACAAACATTACAGCAACCATGGCAATCAGTTGGTGCTAAAGCTGTAGTTACATTAGCAGCAAAGCTTATGCTTGCTCTCTTACCTCCTAATACTAGCTTCTTCAAGCTACAAGTTAGAGATGATAAGCTAGGAGAAGAGTTAGATGCAGAGATGAGAAGTGAACTTGACCTATCTTTCTCCAAGATGGAGAGGATGGTGATGGAGTACATAGCAGCCTCTGCCGATAGAGTTGTCATCCACCAAGCATTGAAACATCTTATAGTTTCAGGTAATGCTCTCGTATTTATGGGTAAAGATGGATTAAAACATTTCCCATTAAATAGATACGTTGTCAATAGAGATGGTAACGGTAACATACTAGAGATAGTAACAAAAGAAATCATTAGTAGAAAAGTGTTGGGACTTGAGCCTAAGCCAGCCTATCCTAATGATCCAAATAGTACAATAGAAGGCTCAGATGAAGACGACGCAGAAGTGTATACATGCGTTAAACAAGATTCTAGTAGTGGTCGTTGGGTCTGGTATCAAGAAGTTGATGATCAAATCATTCCTGAAAGCCGTAGTTCAGCACCAAAGAATGCTAGTCCTTGGTTAGTGCTTCGATTTAATACAGTTGATGGAGAGGATTACGGACGTGGTAGAGTAGAAGAGTTCATTGGTGACCTAAGAAGTTTAAACGGCTTGGCACAGGCTCTTGTAGAAGGCTCTGCGGTGGCAGCTAAGGTAATATTCCTTGTGTCTCCTAGTGCAACTACCAAACCACAAACTCTATCTCAAGCTGGTAACGGTGCAATTATACAGGGTAGACCTGAAGATGTAGGTGTAGTACAGGTAGGTAAAACTGCTGACTTTGCTACAGCTGCACAACTTGCACAACAATTAGAGTCACGAATCTTAGATGCTTTCCTTGTCTTAAACATAAGGCACAGTGAAAGAACTACAGCCGAAGAAGTTCGTATGACTCAACAAGAATTGAATGAACAGTTAGGTGGACTATTCAGTTTACTTACTGTAGAATTCCTAGAACCATATCTTCGGCGTACACTGTTAGTATTACAACGTACTAATGAGTTACCTAAACTACCAAAGGATTTAGTTAGACCTAAGATTGTAGCTGGTGTAAATGCACTAGGTCGTGGTCAAGATAGAGAGGCACTTACTATGTTTGTTACTCTCATAGCTCAGACATTAGGACCAGAAGCATTAATGAAATACATCAACCCTGATGAAGCTATTAAGAGATTAGCAGCAGCACAAGGTATAGATGTACTTAACTTAGTTAAGACACAACAACAGTTACAACAAGAAATGGAAGCTGCACAACAGCAAGCTACACAACAATCATTGGTAGATCAAGCGGGTCAATTAGCAGGTACACCTCTAATGGATCCAAGTAAAAACCCTGATGCTATGGAGCAAGCAAATAACCTAGCTGGGGGAGCACTACAAGCAATGGAACAACCACCTGAGTAATTATGGCAGAAACATTAACCTATGATCCTGGTACTGATACAGTAACAGAAGGAGAGGCATTAACCCCAGCAGAACAAGAGTCACTTGAAGTAGGAGAAGCTCTGGAACAGAGTCAAGATCAACTGCTTGCTGGTAAGTATAAGGATGCACAAGAATTAGAAAAAGCTTATGTTGAACTTCAAAAGAAGCTTGGAGGAGAAGATAATACAGATAGCGGAGAAGCTGGGCAACCCGAGGATTCTGCAGAAGTGGAGTCCGAAGAAACGACTGAAGAAACAGAAGAAACTTCACAACCTACTGCAGCGGCTGAATTAATTACATCAGCTTCAGATGAATACTATAATAATGATGGTAAGTTGTCTCCTGAAACCATAGAGAAATTTAGTTCAATGAGTAGTAAAGAACTTGTTGAAGCATATATGCAAGTACAAAACAATCTACCACAGGGGGACCTATTGGATAAATCAGCAGATATTAGTGATGCCACAGTAAATGAAGTTAAGAACTATGCTGGTGGCGAGAAAGCGTATACAGATATGGTAAACTGGGCTAGTCAAAACCTAGATCAACAATCCATAGATGCATTCGATAATATAATTAACACTGGTAGTGTTGATGCTATTAAGTTTGCAGTTAATGGATTGAAATCACAGTACCGTGAAGCTAATGGGTTTGAAGGTACTATGGTAACAGGTAAAGCACCAGTACAAACACAAGATACCTATCGTAGTCAGCAAGAATTAGTTGCTGCTATGAGTGATAGAAGGTATGATAATGATCCCGCTTACCGTCAGGATGTTATCGCTAAACTAGAACGGTCTGATAACTTACAATTCTAAAATTATGTCAGGAGCAAGTAAAGGTGCTAAAAGCATCGACATCAACTCAGGTAATACTGAGAGTGGTAGTGTAAATGCAGAACCATTTAACCCATTCACTAAGGATGGGAAAACAAGAGAAGGTGATAGAACACCAACAAGTTCTTCACAAAGTACAGGACCTTAATTATGGGACGTAAACCAATAGCAAGCCCCTTTGATGATTACTATCAAGGTAAAGGTACTGGTCCATCTGATATTGATTTAGGTAAATTTAAAGGTGGAGACGAAAAAGAGATTCTAAGACTAATGGGGCCGCGAGCCAAAGCTGTGAAGAGAAATAAGTTCTCAGGTAAGAAAAAAGAAATCAATGATGCTTAGAGAACATGTGCCGACCTGACCTATCATCCTCGGCATCGTTCTTTATTTAACTATCAATGACTACTACAACTGAACCAGGTGGAAGGCAAAATAGATTTGCTACCGAACCTCAAGTAG